AAGCGTTTGGTGTTGATGCCGAAGCCACCTTAATGGCTACTACTGACTTGGCCGCATTCATGGGAACCACAGCCGTGGAGGCTGCAAGTTCTCTTGGTCGCGCATTCGCTGGTGGTGCGGGTGCAGCGGACATACTCAGAGAACGTGGTATATTACAATTAATCAAAGATTCTCAAGGAATTGATGATCTTACAAAACTTACACTACCTGAGTTTCGAGTAGCATTAATCCAGGCCATGGCAGATCCAGATGGTCGTATTTCTGGTAGTAGTGCTAGAATGAGTGAAACATTTTCTGGCTCAGTAAGCAATATGAAAGATGCTGTCACCAGATTTAATGCCAAAGTGGGTGCTGAAATGATTCCCACATTAAAGATCATGGTTAATGCTACTGAAGATTTCTTCAGATCGCTAGAGATTAGTGATGTAAAACGATACGCCATAGAAGCGGTTGCTTTAGGTGGTACTGTTCTTTACGCTCGTACAGCAATGGCTCTCGCTGCTGGGGCAACTTGGAAATTTAATGCAGCACTTGGCATGACTGTAAAACTATTGAGAGGTCTGGGTATTGGACTTGCTATAGCCGCTTTAGATCATTGGATTCAATTAGTACAGTCAGGTCAAGTATATATGGACGGCTGGAAGATAAAAGTCAAAAGTTGGAGGCTTGAAGAGCAAAAACTAGGCGATACTTTAAATACGAATAAAGATAAACTAAATAAGTATATCGAACGACTTGATGAAGAAGCAGAAGTTACTGCGGAAGTGACTGATGCAGTAATGAAACAGATTAAAGCAAAACATGAACGCATTGAAGAATTAATCATTGAACGTAGGACGATGGAAACTACCGACCGTGTTTTAAAAGCAGTCATTGAGTCTCGTATCAAAGGTATTGAAATATCAGAATATGAAATAGAATTATTGCAAGACATTGAAGATGCTAAAAAGAGAATAGCTGCTGAAGAAAAGAAAAGAGCAACAGACAAATCTGTTCTTGCACTGCAAACTAGGTTTGAAGCAGAACAGGCTGCCGAATCACAAAGAATTATAGAACAGAATCTCCAGGATCAAATGAGAGCAGCTACTCAAGCGATTGAAGATCGTATCACTGCTATGCGTGGATTACGGGATGAGATGGAAGGCGTATCAGCATCCAACCTTTCTTTTATGATATCGCAAATTAGTGGACAAAAAGAACTCGGCCAGTTGGAAGATTTACGCGTGAAGACAGTTAATAAGATGGTAGCAGCATTGGATGTCTTAACAGATGGTCAAGGCGCAGTGTTTCAATCAACATTAGAAAGCGCAACTATACAAGAATTACTTACAAAAGATATGGGTGAGTTTTTATTGGTTACTGATGATGTTAATAACATTTTAAAAGATTATCAACTATCTGCCGGTGAATCGGCGGCACAGATAGTGAAGTTTAATGAGAAACAAAAAGAGGCTACTAACTCTTCAAATCAAATGGCGAGAAGTATTCTTGCGGTTGCGGGTGCAATGAAAGCTATGACAGCAGAAGGTGCAACCAGCGAACAACAATTATCAACACTGATGCAAACCATAGGTAGTATTTTAATGATGATCCCCGGTGGGCAAGGATGGGTCCCAGGCGCAATGATGACAGCCGGATCTATGTTCATCGGCCACACTGGTGGTTTGGTGAAAGACAATGGCATCCAACGCTTTGCACAGGGCGGCATGGTGCAAGGTCGTGACAATGTACCCATCATGGCACAGGCTGGTGAGTTTATCATGCGTAGAGATGCGGTGCAGAATATCGGTGTGCAGAATCTTGCCCAGATGAACAAAACCGGGCAAGGTGGCGTGACGGTTAATATACAAGGTAATATGATTGGTAATGATGAGTTCGTCAGAGATAATCTGCTCCCACAAATCGCCAAAGCAGCACGGCAAAACCTAGCTTAAGATGTCACTCTCAAATGCACCATCCACTTCCAATGTAAGTGAGAACTGGATTGCTCAGTTCACTGCAGATAATAAGCATTGTCTCGATTTTGATGGAACCAATGACAAGGTGACTTTTGGCAATATTTTTTCATTATATACTACATACACCATAGAAGCATGGGTCAAGCCAGATACGGTATCTACAAGAGGAAAAGCGTGGATATTATATAATGGAAATCAGGACTATGATGAAAATACAGAAGCGAATAATGTGACTTTTTCCTTATATCAAAGTGACAATGATGTGGGGTTTTACTATCAATATGGAGCAAGTTCAAATAAAGTTATAACATTCGCTGGGAATCAATTAACAGCAGACACCTGGGTGCATCTTGCCTTGGTTAGAGATAACTCTGATGACTCTATAAAACTCTATGTAAATGGAGTATTAAATAACACATCTTCTAGCACACCCGATCCCACCGGTGGTGGCAGTGGTGTGTTTAGTCTCGGCTATGGGGAATACACTTCAGGTACTAATGATCAATATTTTAATGGCGAAATAGCACATGCCCGTGTTTGGAATGTAGCAAAAAGTGCGGCTGATATTTTACAATATATGAATAGAGCTGTCATTGGTACAGAGTCCGGGTTGCAAGGTTATTGGAAACTCAATGAAGGCACTGGCACAAGTGTGGATGATTTAACAAGCAATGATAATGATGGTACAGTCTCAGGTGCAACTTGGTCCATTAATGGCTTTGATAAGTTTATATTCTGGTTTGGATTGTCTTTTCTTGATACTGATGTAGATAATGATCACCATCATGGCTCCATACTTAATAAGTCCATCACCATTCGTGATAGTATCGATTTAACGAAGAGTACATCTAGCACTGGCAATATCAGTATCACTAGCTCCAATTTTAAAACCGATGGAACTGATTTCTATAAAATACTCTTCAATGGCGATAATAATTACCACAATAAAGAAGTAAGATTATACGCACAGTTTAGTGGCGAATCCGATTTGGATGATTGCCAGCGTATCTTCACTGGTCGTTTGGTAGATATAACATTAGACCAGAATCAGAATATTAAGATGCAAATCAACTCACATCGACCTTGGGATAAGATAGAGTTTCCGCAGACCAAACACAGTAAATACAATATATATCAACCAGTGGTTTATGGTTCATATAATTATTCAGATGCAACAAGTGGTGCAACCAATGATGCTGCTTTTGGTGGTGTCTTTCCAGTACCAATTTTATATACTAATCGTAACACGATTGTGACAGTATTACCGAAAACATATACTGGTGGGTCCCATTGTTACATACACCATTATGTTGGATATGATTGGTTTTGCAGTATAAAAACAGAAGGCAGTGGTATGACCGATGCTACCACTACAGAAGGTGGAGTAGATATATTAGAAACGCCAGCATCTGATCGAGCTACGGGGTGGATTCGCACTAATCAATCATCTTTTGATTTTTCCGGTTCAGTAACATATCTTACTAATCCAGAAAATGCGACTGATTTTAATTTAGAAACTGGAGCTGCGGATACAACTACTTATGCTACCGCGGATATTAACGATATTGATGATCTCAGATATTTAACAGTACAGACTCCGAATAAACAATTTGCAGTTACTCTTATTACTGGTGTTTACATCAAATACAGTATCTTATGGGATGATGGCTCTGGTGATGACCAGCAGTATGAAGTTGATTTTTTTGGTAATGAATATGATCCTAATTTGGATGATTTACTTTCAAGTCCATCTACAAAAGTATTAGGCAGTAATATATCCACTCACCAATTTACATTTAATACCACACCAGCAAATGCAGTTGACAGTGAAAATGCTTTAGTGTGTCCAGACGAATTGCTGATAAAATGGAAAGCAGAACATAATGCACCATTATATGACCATGAAGACCACGAATTGCGTGTGTATGATATACAGATGCGTTATGAAAATCGCTTCAATTATAATGATAATGATAGAAAGCGTGTGGCAGATTTGAAGTACTTTTATTGTGGTGCTGCTGGGCTCACTGCATCATGGGATTCAGGTGCTATATCGCATGGACATGATGCACATAGAGATATGTTGATTAGATTTGCTGGTGTTAGTACAGAAGATCCAGAAGTGAATACTGGCGAAGCCTGGAGTGTTTTAAATACGGATCGCACAAGAAATACAGCGAATGATGCAGATATCGATACATGGAAAGTGAGATACTGGCAATTAGAACCCACATCGCTCAAAGATGCTTTGGACAAAATGGCTTATGAATCTGGTTTTGTGAGCAAATTCTCACCATCTAACAAATTAAAATATATCTATGTAAAAAAATCAAGTGAACTATCAGCTCTTCTAAATCTCACTAAAGATGATATTGCTAATGTCAGTGTCAGTACCACTGGTATAGATAATGTTCACGCGACAATGGATATTAGTAATAAAGTAAATGCCGCTGAAACTAG